TTCTTCACTGAGCTCAGGTGGTTTGTCACCATTGATTTGTCTGTCCTGGACGAGATTCCTGTAAGTGATGGCAGTGTCTGCAATAAACACATCAAAGGTAGTGGCACGTGACATTACTTCACTGGGAAGCATACCGTATCTTTCACTAAGCGTGTCTATTAACATAATCATATTCAATTCTATACTGCCCTCTGGGACTTCGTCCTGGGTTACTTTCCCAAGCGTTCTACCACTGCACCAATTACTGCCATCATAACATCATTGGGCAATGCTTCACCTTCTTGTACTGCTGGATTACCATGTTCATCTAGGACTAGTCCATTGACCATTTTAATCATGTCACCATAGTTTTCTGTGCCCATGGTGGCCATTTTAATGAACTCATCAATGGGCTGGCGATCCATTACGAAGAAACTTAAACTGTCTCCATACTTGGCCTGAATTGCTTCAGTGTCCAAAATAATTTCAATTAGTTGCGGCTTGCTAGCCAACTGCGTTAATTTTAATGACATCTTATTCTCCAATCTTATCTTTTAAGTGATGTATTGCTGACAGTAAAAACTTCAGTCTTACTTCAGCCTGTTCCAGATCTCTTCTGGCACATTTTATTTCATTGATACTTTTTGCAGCCTCTGCTTCCATACTGCGTAAAATATCATAGATTCCTATATTATCAAAAATCATATCCGCCTCCAGGGATTGTTAATATTTATACATGGCGAAGTCGCCGAAGCGACTTCTAGGACTTAGTTAGTCACTGTTTAGGTGGCTAATGTAGTCATGTACTTCTGGTAATCTCCGTTAACTTCAATCGTTATCGGGCTAAGAAATACTGGCGAGTCCGCTGAGACCGTAGGGGCAAGAGCAGAAATAAATCCTGTTCCCATCAATACTGTCTGGTTGTCTGTTACGCCTGACGGTGCTACTAAGAATGCAACTTGTATTCTATCGTTGGATAGTTTGAAGATGCCGTCTTGTAGTGCGCCACCACCTGCACCAGAACCAAAGAATGTGTCTGGGCTAAGAACAAAGTTTGCGCTTAGTGTGTTGGTTGCATTTGTTGTCAAAACGTTCTCGCCCGACTGGTCCAACTGCTTCCAGCGATAACTGCCATTGCTGTTATTAATAGTAATGTCAGTTAGTCCGCCTAACAAAATTGGATCTTTGGCTGTGGTTAATGTTGCCGCGCCTGTTGAATTGCTTACCGCTGTGTAAAAGTCTGCTTCAATAGGTGTGCCTGGAGTTGCTGCCTGGCTGTTCTTAATGATGAAAAGTTTTACACGATTTACGGATGTTGATGCGTTGATGAATGCCATCGTTGTTTTTTCCTTAATCTATGCTGTGAAATCTATACTCAAAGTTGTATGTAATGATGCCATTACTGATGTCTGTGGTATAGTCAAATTCGTTTCTAAACGAATTTGTTATTGTTGTGATATCTTTAGCCTGGGCTATAATTGTCAATGCTGAATCTAAATCGGCGTTTCGCTGTTTGGCATCAGTGGATAGTAGTCCTTGTACTACTGTGATCTTTTCATTGATGTCACTGTCAAAAGTGCCAACAAGTTGATCCATTTCAATGTAGGGCTCTGCAAGATAAACTCTGCGTAAGTTTTTAAGATTTAAACTAACACCGCCTTCTTCATAGGGTAATTCAGCGCTGGCCTTTATGGCGCCAGTTAAATTTGCCTGTAAATGTGCAAGTAGTTGTGTTCTCATCTTACTCTCACCAAGTTGATCCTTGCTGGCATTTTTTCACTGACAGTGATGATGCCATCACCTGAGTAATCATACCAACTTCCATCTTCAATGATTTCCTTTAACGTTTGCTCGTAACGCAGTTTATAATGTTTGATCTTTTCTACCTCAGCACTTTGTGGGTTGCCAAAGTCTGCTACTTTTGGTAGCAAGTAATCACTTAAACATAGGTATACATTTAAGTCTTTGAATTCCTGTTCCAATCCATCAATGTTTAATGGATCAATTTCAGGCACTGATCTAAGATCGCTGTTCAAACTGGTATTACGCTGGAAGTTATACTGTCTCCACCAATCGGTATTTTTCAATGCTGTTAAAATACGCTGACTGCTGAGTTGCAGTAGATCATCCGTCATTGCTTCTGTCAAAGTTTCATTGGATTCAAACAGACGAGAATCACGCTGAACTACATCATCGTAGACTGCAAAAGATATAAATCTTGTTCCGCTAATATAAAAAGCCATTGTGATTCTCCTAATTTAAATTAAACTAATGTGCTGTCAGCAACGATTTTTACACCGTAGGCATCATACAATTCACCAACTGCATAGTGGCAACTTGCAATGATGTCGTCACCTAGGAAACTAGCACGACGCTGTGTTTCAATTGTGATGTCACCAATCATAGCAAGACCCAATGCATCACGGTGGAATACAGCACCAACGTAATCGCCAGCAGTACCATTGTTAGCCAAGTTAGATGTCTCGTAGACTGGAACGCCAAACAACATGCCTAAGTAGCCTTGTTTCATTGCATCGTTCTGGATCATGCCAGCGCCTGGATTAGCAAAACTGTTTGTCAAGTTTGCTTTTAAGTCGTAGGCAACATAAGGATTCAAAACCAGTGCCAAGTCATTGCTGGCAACACCAGCGGCACGCAACTTAGCAACTGCTTGTGCAACTGTAGCGGCACTTAGAGTTGTGGCTGCATCGCCACTGGCTGTTGCAAAACCTGAGAACAATGCCAATAAGTCTGTGTCAATTTTGGCAGCGATTGCTTCACCAAACAAGCGACCAATGTCAGCAACTACGTTTGATGCACTTGCTGTGCGAGCCAAATCAGTTACCATTGTGCGGATAGCATTTGTAGCAACTGTCAATGTTGCTGTGCTTGTGCTAACTGCTGTGTTAGAAACTTCGTCACCTTCTGTAACCGCGGCAGCTGACTGCTTTGGATAGATAGGAACGTTTACTACTTTACCTTGACCTGGGGCCAAAGAGTAATTGCGAACAAGACCACGCATGATACTTTGTTCTTGGGCTACAAACATAGCCTCTTGGATGATAGACGGCAATAGATCGTCTAATGTTGATGTGGTAGAACCAGCCATTTTCAATTTTCCTTTAAATTATTTTACAATACCTGCAGTTTTTCTAAACTCGGCATATATTTTTCTGTCATCAGGGTCATTCATGTTGAGCTTTGATATATCAAGTTTTGGTGCGCTGCCACCGACATTACTGCGTGTGCTAGTTGTGCTGGGTGTTGCTGAAACAAAGTGCGGATTGCTTTGGAGCCAAGTTTGGACAAAACTATCTACGGATACTGGACGACCTGAGTCATCATAGCGAACACTGCCTTTTTCATCTAACACTTCTACTTCACCTTCTGCACTCAGTCTTACATTGTTTCTAATCAATGCTTTGACTTGTTCAGGGTTAACAGCCTTATATCTGGCTGCGGCATCAATGATCGGTGTCTCCAATTTAAAACTTTCTATGATCTTGTCTCGTTTTTGAATTTCAATGTCTTTGGCAGACATTTTTTCCTGTAATACTTTTTCAAATTCACCACGCTTTAATTGTTGATCTTGTTGAAACTTTTGATGATTTTGAACAATAGTTCTCAGTTCATCTGGGTCTCCAAGATCTTCATATTTTGATGTGTATTTCTTTTCCAGCTGACTCTTTGTCTTTGCTAGAATAGCATTCACTTCTTCCTGCGAAAATGTCTTTGCTGCCTGAGTGTTAGTTGTTGAAGTCTCAGTAACTTCGTTGTCGCCAATGTTTTGGTCAGTCATTGTATCTGCACCTCTTTAAGAGTTAATTTTTTCATAGATCCTACTGGATATAATAAGTATGTATTTATGTATCTTAGACTAAAATTTTAAGATTCTAAATTTAGTAACGCAGTTTTGGCTGCTAATATATCTGCCGCTGTGACTTCTGGATGTAATGCTGTAATCTCTGCATCATCATAGCCTTCCATGATCATAGTTTGAATATGTGCTTGGCGTTGTTGTTCTGTACTGTCAGCAAGACTGGGATGTTCACCTTCACTGGTCAATGGTGCTTCCATGTTCAAACATTTCATAATTGCATCTTCAATTAACACACGCTTGCTGGGATCTGTAATTTTATCAATGCCCAGAGTAAGTTGACTGAGTTCATTGTCAACGTTGCGTAATGCAAAGTCACTGGGGTAATTAATTTCACCTGTCCAATTTAAATTTAAGTAACTGGCAACTTCACGCCAGATTTGTTCTTCAGCCAGTTCCTGGTTTTTACCTATGCTACTTAGTCGAGCATTAAGTAGTTGGAACTCCGTGGCCATTGCTATGCCACTCATAGTTGATGTTTCTGTGGCACGAACACTGCCTACATTGCCCATGGCATCTATCATCTTGCGTCTATTGTTGATACTTTCATAGATAGATGAAATAGAACCACCTTGGAATTGTAATACAAATGGTTTTAATGCAGGATCCAAGTTTTCTGGCATGTGAATCAAACTGCCTGCACCTGTGCCCACTACAGTATCTGGGGTCGT